TTCCCACCTGCCTTTTGCTTTACTGTCTTCTCGAAGTGTAACACTTCCAAAAATTTCTTTATACTCTTTGGTGTTCATTAAGTTACGAACTTTACTACCGAACCTTGAAGCAAGTTCAGCATTGTGTGATACCTGCATAATTTTTTTCTTTGGATACTTACCAATATACCAAGCGGGGAATAAATAAGATGCGAATTCAGATTTAGTATGACGTGGTGGCATATTGATTATGAGCCTCTTTGCATCACCATCTGCAATCTCTTGAAAAGACTCAGCGATAATTTGATGGTGCCCGTACTTCTTTGGGTCCTTTGTTTTACGATAGATAAAATCTTGCCAAACAGACTCTGCAAAAATTAAAAAATTATCCTGGCACAGCTTGATCCACTCTAATTGTTTTTTTAGAATTATATCTTTTAATTCTTCTTCAGTTAAATTTTCTATTTTCATCTCGTTTGGGACCCTAGTATATTTGTATATCCTACTTTGTAAACCTCTTTGTCCTTCTAGACACTAGCCCTAGAACGTGAAATCCTGATGGGCAAAACGCAAAACTATTTTTGTAAATGATTAGAGCCTTCTAATGCTGTAGGCTAGATACACCAATGGCGTCAGTTAAGACGCCATTGGTAGTGTGTTAGTTATTCTGTGCTGTGTATTGCTTGAACAAGTGTACTAAACTTTTTAAGTATGTTGTCCTTGAACTCGTCAACGATTGGGTTACCAACGTTCTCAAGTATGTGCTTCTCACACTCGCCCATTAACAACTGAAACATGATTTCATAATTCAACTGTTTCTTTTGTCCATTGTCCACCACCATGTCAGCAAGTGATGTAGGTGCATTAGAGTTTAACTTTTCACTCAATACATTAGCTATGTTAATCAAATCATTATTGGGCATTTGATACCTCGCCAATAGCCTTATACTCACAATAAGCAACTTGCTTTTGGTGTGCATTGTATAAATCTAAATGTGATAATTTAAATTTATCTTTATCAAAAGATTTTCTAACTCTGTTAATCTTTTGAATACCAAAACTATTTCCATGTTCGTCTTGAACAATAACTAGATTTTGGTTTGTTCTCTCAAATAGATTAACTACATGCTCTTTCATGCTATCTAACTCTTTGTTAAGTCTATTTGCTTTTAGCTTTAGTGTTGCATAAGCCACGACTATTTTCTTTTCGTCTTGCTTTAGCTTTTTTGCTGTTTGCATTTTTACCTCTTTGTTAAGTTATGTATTTTTATAAATACCTCTAATTAATACATCTTATGTAATCTTATGCAACAAGTTATTTATCTTTTTTTTAATTAAGTTTATTAGGTCTAGCAATAGTAGAACTAGCATTTAATCTAAATCCCATACTTTAACAGTTATGTATTCGGGCATATCTTTAGCCCATTCGGGAAGTTCCTGCGCTGTGCCGTGCTGTTCTTTAGTTTTATCTTGTTTCTTTTTTCCACCACGAGAACGAGGCGAGGCGACATTGTCGCCTCGCATATTATAACTATCGTCTACCTCGCCCTTTTGCATTAGCTTGGTAAAATAATCTTTAGCCATTACCAACTACACCAATATTCAACGACCTTTTTTTCGTTGATAGCTTGTTCACAGAATTTCAAGAACTTGATATCTTGTTCCTTGTACTCCTTGACGCTTTCCTCTTGGAACTGTTGCCCCCAGAAAAATCCGTCTTCTGCATGGTAATCCTTAAAGCCCTCTTGTATTTGTTCGGCTAACTCTTTCGCAACCTCTTGAGTTATATATACAGGTGCATCACAATCAGAATTAAAACCTAAATGTGAAAGCGACCCGTCATGCTCATGGTGTGAGTTTTGTTCGTCCCACTTCTTTGCCATGAACTGTTGAAGTCTTGCGTGTTTTCTCCACACAAAAACATTTGCTTTATCTCCGTAATCATCATCAGAGTAATATTGTTCCCAATCTACTTTCTGACCTCGAAGGTGTGCGTGTTGATCTAGTCCCATAACTTTTCTCCTTTGTTGTTTAATCCTAATGTCTTATCGTATCTTATATATTAATGCAACAATTATCTTTTAGAATTATTCTAAAGTAGAAACCTAACCATTTGCTTTTCCAAAGCAGTTTTCACCAGCGTCCCCATGCCCAACATCGGTAGAAACTGGTACCAGCACTTCAGTTAACGAGCGAGGTCAAAAGGCACCTGCTATAACGAGAACGAAGATCCCAGTCACCAGCCACATTGCATCGGGGAAAAGGATAAAGAGCAGTAAGTATAACGAGAGTACGCTCACGCTGCTGGGGTCTGCTGCAGCAGCTCCTGGGCCCGCACTTCGACTGCCCACCAAACGAGATCATTGACTAAATGTTTTAACGAGCTGGGATCTTTGGATATGTGTTGAAGAAACTCACCGTTCTTCAGGCCAGAGTCATTTGCGTGGTCCTGGACCAGTTGCCAGATCTCCTCCTGATGGTGATCATGAAACGAAGTTGTTTCATCGTAATATATAATACCAGCAACGCCTCCGCTGCATCCGTGTTGGGCAATGTCTGAAATTAATCCTATATCCTGCTTCTGATACTCAGCGAGGCATTCGGTGATGGTTGGCATTAGAAACCATTCTTTAAGTTCATCAGTCATCCTTCACCTCTGACTCTTTCCATGTATTTCCGTTTGCAATGCAGCGCGTGCCCCGCGCACCGGTCAGTGCGTATACTTTGCCTGGTTCAGGTTTGTTGGCCTCTTCGACATCCGTGTAGGGTACCGACTCTTGAATAGCTTTCTCTTTGTCTTTGTTCATCGTTCTCCTTTGGTTAACGAACTATATATAAGACACGATGGGATACCTGTCAACCCCTTTCTTTGATTTCTTTTAATCTTTCTTCAAACGACCATTTCTTTTCATCGGGAAGTTCTTTTACCATCTGTGTTGCCAGCTCCTGAAGGTCAGTCACCTGATGCTGGAGCTCATCTACTCTCTTGTTGTACGAGCGAGATTTGTTTTCTCCTCGAACGAGATCGAGGGCATCGAAATCTATTGCCATTGTTTCTCCTTTGTTTAGTTTGACCATACGACATCATGGGATACAGGTCAAGTAAAAGTTTTTTTGGATCCAGGCGCAGACCCATCAGGTTCCGCTGCCTGGGCGGACGTTGGCGTTGAACGAGAACGAGGTTTGCTTGAAACGAGAACGAGAAACGAGATCCTGCTGCTGGTCCCCAGGCCACCAACCTAACAAAGAGGGAAAAAGTTGGTGGCCAGGGCACGAGAACGAGAGCTACGCTGCCTCAGGACTGGATCCCAGCTCCGTTAGCATCCTGCGCTGGACCAGTGGCCATTGTAACGGGAACGAGAACGAGGCAAAAGGCACCAACGAGCGAGCATCAGTAAAAACGGACACCGGTCTGTACAGTTTAAGAGACCTTTGCAAGAGGGTCTCTTTGCAGATAATAACTTTACCACCTGCCTTGATATATTTGTTGATCCAAACAATTTGCCACTTATTTAGCTTGGGATAACTTAGTGAATCTGATTTTAATTCTAACCAAAATACTTCGTTACTCATCACAGCGTGAATATCAGGAATACCGTTAATTGTGCTAGATTCTACGCGGGTTAGGAAGCAATCAGTCAGTCCTTTTTTTATCTTTTGCCATAGCCTAGTTTCCCCGTTTTTATTAGACATGATTAAGTAAGTTATTTATATTTTAAGTTTCCTAATTGATTTAATTACAGCTGTTGGGATAATAGTTGTTGCACCAATATTGTCAAATGTTGGTTTATCTTTTGACTTAATATAATCACTAAATATTCTAGTAATCCCATTCTTTTGACTTAACAAATAACCCTTTGACACACATACAGGTAATTGTTCTTTACTTAAATCTTTTGTGCTAGACCAACCAGCATCACCTTCGATATCAAGCCATTCTATTTCAACAAATGGATAATCTTCAATAATGTTTCCGAGATTTTTAAAATCAAAGTTAAGAATTTTTGATTGTTGTCGCTTTCTTTTAGTCATCAATCTCTACCTTAATGTTACCAACTGAAGTAAACATTGTAGAGTTATGTACTTGGTTAAAAACGTTTAACCACTCAGACCAGCTAGCCTTCTTCAATTGCTGTAACGTTTTCGGACTCAACTTCGATCGTTTTGGCATTGAAACCATCGATCTTGTTTGATAATTCCTTAAGCTTTTTTTCAAGTTGCTCACGTGACATACCCTCCAGACCACTAACAGTTACTTCTTTACGATCAACATAAGCTCCAGCCAATTGACCGGATCTATACTCAGCGTTAATAGCAGCAGCGAATTGTTTTTCTTTCTCTGCTTTGTCAGCAATTCTTTCTAACCTTTTATATCTTCTAAGGTTGTCACTTGTGTATTTTTTTACTTCTCTTTCAAACA